TGTATCAATTTCTTCTTTTAATTGTTCTATTAGCTTTTCTTTTTCTCTGATAATATTATCTTTCATATTTAATTCAAATTGATATTGTTGTTCTTTCTGTGTAAATTGTGCAACCATTTGTTTAGCTTGTTCTTGCTGCTGATGTAATATCTGGACAATCTGTTGATTATTTAATTCTATTTGTTGACCATCCTTATTTAATATTATTTTACCAGATTGCTGTTGCATACGTTCTTCTGCTTCTTTTTTCCTTTTCGCATCAATTTCCTTAATTTGCTGTAATACATCTGGTTTCATTTCTGGAGAGCCTGGCTGATAATGTAATAGTAATGTTTCAATTTCGTTCATATAAAATTGTTTTAAGTCCGCTTCTTTTACAAATTCATCAACTGTACGGTCTGATGGTTTACAAAATCTGACATCAGGGGTTCCTTCTAATAATCTCTTCTTATCAAATGTATTATGAATATGAGAGAATACTAAAATAACCTTTAATGGATCTAATTGAACAAAAGGAATTGTATAATTTTTCAGGAATTCCTTTTCTTCTGCTAATGCAGCAGTTTCATCATATTTTGTTATATTTAATAATTCTCTTTTAAATGCAAATGTACCAGCGGTTGAATGATTTGGTCCATATGGACCAAATTGATACATTTTATCTATATGTTTAAAATAAATATATATTTCACTTGATCCAGCACATAAAGCTTTGGGGTGTGAAACTAGCATACTAACAGCGTGTGATACTCGTTGTGGTGGATAATAATCATCATCATCCATATATACAATTATTTCACCACATGATTTTTCATGCATTAAGTTACGCTTTTTCCCAAGAGTCATTTTTGTATCATATTTATAATATTTAATATGTGAATGATCTTTAAGTAGATCTTCAACCGGATCAGTACCATCATCAATTACAATCCATTCCATTCTATCTTTAGGATAATCTTGATGTTCAAAACATTTAAGCATAAAAGGAATAAAGGGACGTCTATTATATGTTGGCGTACAAATACTTACAAATGGTTTATATTTTTTATCATTCTTATCAAGTCGTCTGTCTATTGTAGTACTATCAGTTGAATTACTTTCCGCATCATCATTCCTAGAATTAGATTTCTTTTTACCCATTATTATTTATTTATTTATTATCTTTTTAATATTTTATTTTATTTTATTTTATTTATTTATTTTATTTTATTTATTTTATTTATTTTATTTTATTTTATTTATTTTATTTATTTTATTTTATTTATTTTATTTATTTAAGAAAATACACTTGCACAATTCATTAATAAAATTACGACATATACTCCGCTCATCGTATTAACAATCTCCGGCTTAAGTGAATGGTTAGCAGCCAATAAGACACAGAACCCGAATATTAATGCTAAGATTTTACTATTACACCTAACAATATTAAAAATTAGATGCGCATCTGTTAATATTGGCTGTAAAATATAAGTAAAGAACATTGAAATACCATTTAAAACAGAGAAGAAAAAAGGTATTAATAGTGCTATTATTAATAGTGGTAGACCCAAAAGTATCTTTTTCCACAAAGAATATTTTAATTTGAAGACATCTTTTGAGCCAGCTAAACTTCCAATAAATCCTATTGTGGGAACAATAAAAGCTATATATAACATCATTAATGGAGACAAAGCCATTAATAACCAATCAGGCCATATTGTTAGAAAAAACATAATGGTTTTAAATGCACCCCTATTATAAATAAATGACATCATTGCAGCCAAAGCAACACTTGCGGTTAATACATTATTCTTTTTATCTTCAGCATCAATCCAGGTATATGGTCTTCCTACCTTTCTAAAACCAGCGGATTGCATCATTAACATCCACCAATTTTTTAGTTTAAGTTGTGGGGTGTCATAATTTTCCCCACATGGATAATATTCTCCTAACCGAAATTGTTCATAATCTTGTACTAATACTGGTGGACAAATTCCTTTGTATGGTACTATTTCTTGATCTGTGGGATAATAAATATCTAATAATGTAAGAGTATTGCCATCACTATCTTGCTTCTTGCCCCAACAATCTGATTTACCCTGACGAGCAGCAATTTTTGCTAAAAAAATAAGATTGGCTCCCCATATTCCCCATAATAAGGTAAAAATTAATGCTACTCCACAATTTCCTGTAAATTTTTTCCAATTATTATTTCCATCTTCATATTCATCTTCATCACCATAAATTTTAGATGACATACTTATATTATATTATATTATATAAATAAAATATAATAATTATTTATAATTTAGGATTATAGTGAAAAAAATACAATTATTCTTAAAATAATTAATAAATTATAAATAATATTTTTATAATTTATATGCTAGCTCATAAATATTATAAATATTTATTAATAGTGTTAATAATAATATTATTATATAATTTATTTTTAAATTACAAATTTCCATTAATAGAATCTTTAGTGGACAGTGCTAAAGACCATGTTAGTAAGTTAAATAAATGTACTCCTCCTAAAAATAATAAAAATAAAGCATGTGGTTCTATTGAAAAAGATTCCAGTGGAAATTATTATCAAGTATGTCCGTCTGATCATGAGATTGATAATCAGAGTCAATATTGTCCATATAACTGGAAATTTCAAACAGATATATGTGGAAATGAATTAGCAAATACAAATATTACCAAAATTCCTAATCTAAAGTATAAAGAATTAGATACAAATAGTGAAGATAATAAAGAACCGCATGAAGATAATCAAATTATCTCAATAAATTTCTATTCTGGATTAGATCATAACATTGATTCACTCTCCTTATGTGATAATCAACTACATAAACACTTACCTTTCACTCGTCATGCACCAAGTCTGTCTAGTACTAGTGGTACCTTTACTAACGTAGAACCATTACCATATAATCATACAAAACATACTATTCCAATTACAAGATCACCTTCTAAATCTATCAAAATTGATACATCAAAACCTCATTCTAATTTACCCCCCGTACCAGCTTTAATCCCTTCCGAAACATTTAATCCACCCCATCAACCTTCTCATCTACCACCAAATTCATCCTCAGATTATGGATCACCAACAAGATCTCAATTAATATCTACCCCACCTACTATACCAAGAGTTACACCTTAACCCATGTAATATTTTAATTTTAAAATCGGTTTTTAAAATTAAAATATTAAATTCTCAAACTATCGGGCATACATTAGAGCTGCATTTCCTCCTATAAATTTCAAAATGTTGAATCGTTCTTCTTGTATCGTTAAATCGTAACTATACTTATATAAATCCCACATATTTTTTTCTATCCCAATTATTTCATTTGTTTCTGGATCAACTATACAGTTAATATCAGCTTCGGGATCTTTCGGTGGTTCAGAAGTAGTAAATTCAAATTCTATATTATTAAATTTACTGGTATTAAATGCCCCATTTGGTTGTAAATCAAGTGGATTCGTATTTAGACAAAAATTATAACAATATAATCCATTAGCATTTACATTTGAAGATCCACCGGCAGTTCTAGTATACTTTTCAATCTTATTGTAAATTCCTGCCGGCCATATATTTTCTCTATATTTACCATCACAGATGATACCTAAATTCAATAATATATCCTTCTCATTTTTTATATTAAATTGTCCGGTTATCCATATATTTGAGTTATCATGATTGCCAGACATTTCAATAAGTGCTTGTGGTATATAGTTAAACTCCCAATTCGTATAATTACTCCATTCATTACGTTTTGTTATGTCACTTCTCTGAAAAAACCACATCCAGTTTGATACCATTCCTATAGAGGTAATATTTACTTTATGTGTTTGAGCAACATTTTGATATGTCTGTTCAAATATATCCTTTATTAAATAAGATTGAGGCATTTGAGAAAAAACACGTACTTCTTGTTTAGATAAGAAACAATATGTGCTTATTAAATGTATGTCTGCATTCCAATCAGTTCTTTGATCAGAATAAATAGTAGCATGGTTGATTGTAGGATCAGTATTTGGTGGGGGTTGTACAAATAAATAAAATTTCTCTTCTAATTTATTTTGATTTGCTTTAATATATGCTGGCATTTTAGAACTAGAACTAGCAGTAGTAACATCTCTAATAACAAATAATTCATTGATTGGTCGTAATATAAATTCTATATATAATTCATTATATTGTAGACTAACTAATGGAAATGCCATTTTACTTGATAATGTGAACCAATTATTTAATGGGATATAAAGAGTTTTAGCTCGAATGGATGGCTCAGGGCCACGCTCATATGCTGGAAAATTTTGAACATTTGGATAATAATGAGAATAATTATTATTATTGGAAGTATCCCTTAATACTGAAGCAGGATCATTTAGATCTGGAGTATTACCGGTCATATCATCAAATAATTTTTTTTTATTTTCTGCAAAATCTCTTTCTACTAGATTTTGCATATAATGTCCGGAATATCGTTGTATAATATGGCCACCAATTGAAAATGTAACTTCTTTGATTATTTGAGTACCTAGATTTTTTATCCATTTAAAACCATACTCTACAAATGATGGATCAGCGTTACCATTTGAATAAATAGGACTCCATATAGTAGGTAAATTAATTACTAGATAAGTATCCATCAATAAATCAGCATACCTTGGTACTTTAAATTTAAAATGTGATGGTTCATTAAGTCTTAAATTACGTAGTCCCTGAAAATCTATACGAAATTTTTGTAAACCGAAATTTGTATATTTAGCATATGTTGATTTAAAAAAAGTTTTTGAAGGATTGCCGGTTAATATAATATTTTGGTTACCATATGCAACAAGATTTAATAAGCCACCAGGCATTTATATATTATAAATAATATTATTTAACTTTTTATTTTATTTTACTTATATTTAACTTTTATTTTACTTATTGCTTTCATAAATATAAAAAATAATATATATTATAATATAGTATGACAAGTAAAGCAAGTACACCCGGATCATCATATGGAAAAAATACAAAAACTTTTTCTTTATCCGAACAATTATCTGAACATCTGTCTAATATTTCTAATATAGCTTCAGGTTTTTCACAAAATGCTGCTACTACTTTAAAAAATTTAAGAATGGTTGGTCAAGCTAAAGGTAATAGTGTACAGCTTATTGTTATGATTATTATATCCATGATTATTTTAATTTTATCAGCATGGATTTTAAATACATTAACGTTAAAAAATAAAAATTGCAATACTATTGAAAAAGTATATTCGAGCCCCCCTACAATTAGTTCAATTGATATAGATAACCAAGTATTTTCGCATAGTTTAAGAGATTATTATGTTAAAACAGCATATAATTGTTGTTGTACAGGTAATTTCAAAAATGATTTTGTTGATTTATGTGCGCTAGAAAATTGTATTAAACAGGGTGCTCGATGTCTTGATTTTGAGATATATTCATATAATAATTTACCAGTTATAGCAGCATCTTCAGTTAATAATTTTGATATTAAGGAAACATATAATTATATTTTATTTAGTGAGGCAATGGAAAGAATTTCAGATTTAGGATTTTCTGATGGGTTTGCTCCTAATGCAAAGGATCCCTTAATATTACATTTTAGAATTATGAGTAATCATAAGGATATTTATGATAAAATGGCAATAGATTTAAATAAGTATTTAGCAAGATATTTATTAGATAATAATCATAGTTATGAAAATCATGGTAAAAATTTAGGAGCAATTTCATTAAAAGATTTGATGGGTAAAATTATTATTATAGTCGATAAGTCAAACCCTCTATTTGAAGATACAAAATTAGATGAATTTGTTAATCAATCAAGCCATTCTATATTTATGAGGCTTCTTCGTTATAACAATGCAATATATACCCCTGATATGCAAGATCTAATTAATTTTAATAAACAAAAAATGTCTATAGTATTACCAGACTTAAATGATAATGATAACAATCCATCGTCTGCTGTTGTTATGAATTATGGATGTCAATTTATTGCTATGTCATTTCAAAATTTTGATAAAAATATGGAATATTATAGTTTATTCTTTGATAAGAAAAACTCGGCTTTTGTACTTAGACCTGAACAATTTAGATTTATACAGACATATATTAAGGCGCCTGATCCGCCACCAAAAGAGTGGAGTTTTGCACCAAGAGATCTAGGAGCTACAATAGGTAAGCATATACCTGGTCTTGATAAGGTTCTAAATCTTCAAATTTAATTATAATTTTTATATTCTTAAATTTTTATATTAAACTAAGATTTAATCTTAATTTAATATATATGGTAGTTTATGATAGTAAAACACTAGAAGAAAAGGAATTAGATATATTACGTAAAGCAGTTGATATAGCAGAAAAAAGGGCCGCCAAAAAAACTATTTTATCTCCAGAAATAAAAGATATAATTGTAATAGTTGAGGATTTTCTAAAAGAAAGGGATTTAATCTGTTATGGTGGAACAGCTATTAATAATATATTACCCTCATCAGACCAATTTTATAATAGAGATATTGAAATCCCTGATTATGATTTCTATTCGCCACAAGCATTAAAAGATGCAAAAGATTTAGCTGATATCTATTTTAAAAAAGGATATAATGAGGTTGAAGCTAAGGCTGGTGTACATCCTGGTACCTTTAAAGTTTTTGTGAACTATATTCCTGTAGCTGATATTACTCATCTTGAATCCAGTCTATTTAATGCAGTCTTGTCTAATGCCCTCAAAATCAATAATATTTATTATGCGCCCCCAAATTTCTTACGCATGTCTATGTATTTGGAATTATCTCGACCGGAAGGAATGGTTAGTCGTTGGGAAAAGGTATTAAAACGATTAATATTACTCAATAAAAATTATCCATTAGAAGGAAAAAATTGTATACATGAAGATTTTATGCGTACTTTTGAAGGAAATAAATCTTCAGAAGAAAAAATATACAATATAGTTAAAGATAATTTTATTGATCAAGAACTAGTATTTTTTGGAGGTTATGCCTGTACATTATATGGTAAATATATGCCTAAAAAACATAGGCGCATTTTGGATAGTGTTCCCGATTTTGATGTACTCTCAGAAACTCCTCATAAATCTGCATATTTAGTTAAAAAGATTTTAATTAAAAATGGTATTGACAAGGTAAAGGTATATAAAAAAACAGGTATAGGTGAAATAATAGCCGCACACTATGAAATACGCGTTGGAAGAGAAACCGTTGCTTTTATATATGAACCTCTTGCCTGTCACAGTTATAATATAATTCAAATTGATAAAAAAGACGTTAAAGTTGCTACTATTGATACAATGTTGAGTTTTTATTTAGCATTTCTATATGCAAATCGTGTATATTATGACTATAATAGGATAATTTGCATGGCTGAGTACTTATTTATGGTACAAGCAAAAAATAGATTAAAACAAAGGGGATTACTTAAACGATTTAGTCTTAATTGTTATGGAAAACAAACAACATTAAATACAATGCGTAATGAGAAGAGTTTAAAATTTAAAGAATTAAAAAATAAAAAAAATAGAGCAGAATATGATTATTATTTTTTAAGATATATTCCAACTGGAAAGTCAAATACTAATGATACAAAAACGAACAAAAGAATAAAAAAAAACAAAGGAACAAAAAAACATAAAAAAACATAAATTCTACAATATATTATTTTTGTTAATATATTATATTATTATAATAATAATATGCCCCCTCCACCAGGTCTTCGATTTGTTAATGGCGAAGTGCCAAATTGGATGCAGCCATCTTATTTGGAAGTATCACAAAATTTGATTACGCCACCCAATTTAGTCAATAATCCATTAAATCATCCTTATAAGGGTTTTCATACAGTTAGTAATAATCCTAATATTAATTTTAACGCGTGGTGTTCGCCTACGGCGGCTGCATGTCAATTAGGCCATTTAGATAATTATGGTATTTTTCCACCAGGAACATTAAGTATTCCTATTGGTTTAGATCCTAGCGGATTTGGTGATCATATAAATGCTGGTATAAATAAACCTAACGCAATAGATACGATTATTTGGGATACGGCAAGATATTTTGGAGATAATATCTTAGATGGTCCAAATAACCGATTGCCCATTGGTCTAATGCATTCAAATCAAACTAGTGATTTCGGTTGGTGTATGAATACAAATAACCTAGGTATGTTAGGAATGGGAGTGCCGCCAATGAAGGGAACAAAAATACAATATATATTTGAAGGCCTAGATTATTTTTATGGTACATCTGGTATTAAAGATATGATTTCATTGACATATCATCAAGTTAATGCGCCCAATCCATCATTAAATCCACCAATATATCCTGTACCACCATCAATGGGTAGATATTATCCGCAATATTGGATAAATAATGGATTTACGGATGGAAGTGGATCAAATTATGACCCTGGTTCAACATTAAGTACTATTGAATATGAAGTAAGTTATAATCGTACAGTAATTGCATGTTTAAAAGGTTGGAATCCTATATCAGCTGGGCTTGCTGATATACAATTTACAAATACACCAGAAGATAACTCACCAGGTAAAGTCTATAAGTTTGGTGCTCAACAAAATCTAAATGAAGATACTGGAGAGGAATATACAGATCATGATCATGAGGATAATAAAAATAATCCTGAAAATCCTGAAAGAATATCCCAGTCATTAGGTCATACAGTATTGATTATTGGGTTTATAAAGCATAATTCGTCTGCGAACCCATTACCTGGACAAGGCATTAATTGGTTAATAGTTAGAGATAATCAAAATAATACAGGTCGGAATGTAGTAGTGCCCTTTAATAATTCATTGGGTGCTCCTGGCGGATCATTGTGGGATAATCTTTTGGCGACAATTTATGTAAATCCTATGTTACATAATAATAATGGTTCACCACCTCAACTTTTAGTAAACTACTGGAAATATGGAGTAGGTATAGGAAATACTGCATCAGCTAGTGCAGCATCAAATGCATCAAAAAATGGAGTTAATAAAAATACAATATCCATTGCAGAACAAACAAATATTACATCCACCAATGATATAATTGACTTGGGTGATATAATCAAAAATAATATAAAACATGCACCAAATGTGTATACAAAACGTAATCGCAGACATGCAATATTGGATATGATATTTGCAAATCCTAATAATACAAGTAAAAATGAGTTTAAAACTAAAACAGCTGATCTTGCTCTAACATCTATTCGCCCAGGAGTTACGACAAAAACAAACGTTAATGTATTTAAGAAAAACCAAACTATTAATATAAATACTAGTTTAACTAGTGATACTGCTGTATATGCCAATTTGGATACTTCAGGAGATTATGTAGTATTACAAAATGCGCAAAGCCAAAGTGTAACTGTAACACAAAATATAAGTGGAGAATATGATGTTACTGGTGCACATACCGGAAATTATAAAAATGGGGATATAGCATTAATAATTGGATATAATGTAGAATTTGGAAGTGTTTATATTAATGGAGATGGGGGGTCTGGTACCTCAAATGGAGATCCACATATATATCCTATATATGGAAAGGCATATGAGCTTCCTAATAAAGTCACATCTTATCGAATGTTACAGGGCGATAAACTAATTGTAAATGCATCTACACGCCCAGTTACACCTAGTGAATCAAAGGAAATACTATCCTATTATCAGGCAACATCTCAAAAAAATCCACCTAAAAATTTAGTGACTAGCGGTGTCTTCTATAATAAGGTATACATAAAGGCAGATGGTAATAGTTGTATATATGATTTTGATACAAATAATTTCAATATATTACAACACACGGGAAACTATTTTTTCATAGAATTTTCAACTCCAGATAAAAATGAGTTTAGTAAGGAAGCACAAAATGGGGATTGTCAAAGAGCTAGTTTAACATTTAATCATAGTGTGTATGGATTAGTCTATCTTAATTTAGATCATTTTGATAATCCCCAACTGCAATGTGGTGTTGGTGTTACAATAAATGATACGACTAACTTAAGTGGATTATTAGTTCGGGAATATAAATGTAAATCTATGGAGTGTCGCAAATTAAAAAATACCAAAAAAATAGAATGTAAATCTATAGTAGGAAAAAATAAATCCCTTATGTATTTTGGTTAGTTTTCTAATATTTAAAAAATTAACAAAATATTTATCCTCTATTTTGTTAATTTTTTTCTTAAAAATATTAACAAAACTATTATATAAGATGAGCGAGGAATCATTTTATAATTTAATTTATGATTCCAATACTTTATCCACAGCCTTATTAAATGATATAGCAGTAGTGATTGGTATTATAAATGATTTAATTGATTATGGACCACCTGGAGTTGTATTTACCGCTACTATTTCTGAAGATAGTACTTTAATCGGTCAAAATACGCTTGGTTGGGCTGGAGGTGGTGCAATAGGATTAAACCCTGATAATGCAGGTAAAATTATGAAATTAAATAACGTAAATATGTCTATAAATATAGCAGTTTTAATCCATGAAATATTTCATATATTTGGAATTGGATCAAGTGATTATTGGTGGAATCATGCTTGGCAAGCCAGCGATGATTCAAATTTTTTTTTTTATAATGGAGCAAATGGTATTGCTAAGTATAAAGAGCTTCTATTAGCAAATGGTCATAATGTATCTAGTATGGGCGATTATTTACCAATAGAAGATGATGGTGGCTGGGGGACAATGTATTCACATATAGAAGAATCAACTTATCCAACAACCGAAACTATTATTTATAATGGTGTAACATATCCTATGATTCCACAAGAAATAATGACTGGCTGGTTAAATTCATCAAATTATATAACAAAAATATCTATGGCAATATTGCAAGATTTTGGGTTTACAATTAACTATAGTTCTTCGAATATTTGGACCAGTAATATTTATACTTATCCTGAACCACCAGAAAATACAAATAGTCAACCAGTTAATAATGAACCTGACGCTACTGCCCTAACTATTACTTTATTTGCAAATTCATCAAAAGAATTTAATTTTAATCCGAGCCAGTCCGTTAGCTCAGTCAGAAGCGCAGCACGGCTGTTTAACTGGACCAACACAACTAGGACAATGTCTGTTCATACGCACCGTCCCAATTGCAATGGGTGTCGTCTCATGCTCCACCCAGCTGAATTTAATATATATAATAGTGATATTGAAAGTAGTGGAAATTTAATAATTATTATAGATACTTCCACAAATAATGGTATTTTACAAGATCCATATAATAATTATTATGATATAACAACAGATACATTCCCATATGAATTAAGTGGAAATTCTATTAAATATATACCAAATCAAAATTATATAGGTAGTGATGTTTTGTATTACCATGCTGTAGACTCTGAAGATTTTTCATCTGCAATTGTTCCTGTTAATTTTAATATAATTTCAGCTAATTATTTTTTAGAAAATTGGACAGGACAATATAATCTAGGATATAATACAACTCAGACAATCACTGGGTCTTTTAATACAAATATTGGGCAATATACTATTAATTCTGAAAATTCAAATGATAATGTTGAATTTAATTCTACAAGTGATGAAAATGCTGGATCAGAAATTACTAGTAATTATCTAGGAAATATATTATTATATTCTGATGCTTTAGATATATCAAGCGCATGTATTAAAATATCTAGCATCCAAAATATATCAGATAATATCTGGAATATAGAATACCCAATATATACTATTTCTAACTATTCTATGCTGTCAAATGCAGTATTTGAATCAAAAATTAGATTAGATAATATAGCTGGTGGCGGAGACTATGAATATTTTTATTATGAGATTTTTTCTAATGGAGGTTGGACATCTTTTTTTGATAAATCACGGGCTAATGGCGATGGGGAATATGATATTAGTGAAAATATTACAAATTATATATTAAATAATAATGGTAATATTCAGATACGTGTAAGAGTAGATGGATTTCAGGAAAAAGACTATTTAACATTGGGAACATATTTAATAACTTATCAATATTCACCACCAGAGCCAGAGCCAGAACCAGAACCAGAGCCAGAGCCAGAACCAGAACCAGAACCAGAGCCAGAACCAGAACCAGAGCCAGAACCAGAA